ACAGCCGCGCTAAAGCAGTTTGAATAATAGTATCCTTAAACTTCTTAGTAGCCATATTTGCATTCTGGATTTGTCTCCAGTTTTGCATATTCATATAGCCCATTTGTAAGGCTTGTTCAACAGAGGTTTGAAGTGTATTGTTGAAATCAGAAGTTGATGCTGAGGCTGATGCAGCCAAGTTACCCCAACCTTTTAAGGCAGTAGCAGATTCATCCAAACCGATACCAGCATTTACAAATTGTGCTGTAGCGGCATTCATTTCTTGTGATGAATAACGAGTAGTCTTGGCATATTGTTCCAAATCACGCATTACTGCAGTAATATGGTCGCTTTCACCCTCACCTAATGCACTTACTAAAATACGAGTTGAATCAAGTTCTCGTTCATATTCTTGATAACCTTGGATAATAGGAGCAAATGTCCATTTATTAATAATTGACGCTGCTGTGGTAATCGCTTTAGAAGCAATATTACCTAAAGCTACAGAGGCGGCCCCCTCAAGAATAGAGAACTTATTTCCAACGTTTACGGTTGCTTCACCAATTTGTTCAACACCTTTGGCAGCATTACCTGAACCAGATATAATCGCTTGGAAGTTACCATTTTGATTTATCTGAGATAATCCCACTGCCGCTTCTTCTGAACTCTTACCTAAATTAGTAATATGCTGTTTTAGAGAAGAGACAACAGGAATGTTGTCTGTAAGTTTAGAAAAAGAAGAAGACATGCTGGATACAGAAGACTTAATGTTCTCGAAAGCTGTAGTATTAATTCCTTTTAATTTAGAAGTAAAACTGTCAACTTCGGACATAGCTTTCTGTAATCCAGTAGTCAATTCTTTCTTGTCTAATCCTAATTGAATAATTTTCTTTTCAACTACTTCAGACGCCATTATTTACCTCCTATCTTTTTGCTAAGATCTTTAGCGGCCTTATCTACAATAGGAGTTATAAAATCGTTTGGAGGAACATATCCACCATTACGTGTTCCGTGTCCTTGCTTGATTAATACAACAAGAGGAGTACCATCTGAAATAGTATTTGAATTACTATAAATAAGGTCTAAATTGTTTTTAGTTTCCGTAATATCCATAGTCCACGAATTAGCTGTTTTACCACTTCGGACTGGAGTATTATCGACTAACTGTTTTAAACCTACCTCACCAACTGATTGAAATGTTGGTTTAAGCTTAACAGAAGAATAATTATCTAAAATACTCATCAACCCTTTCGTATTGCCTCCTTTGGAAACGACGTTGATTTTCATTTATTCTCCTTCTTTATTTTTGTTTTTCCATAGCGGCTAAGCGCTTCTGGTTAATTTCACGTTGTCGACGTAATATTTCAGCTTCAGACATCTGCTTACGTGGTTTATTAAACTCACTAATTACTGAAACTAGCACGAGTAATCTATTAATATTCCATTGATCACATTCAAAAGGAATTCCGGCATTAGCCATCCATGCATAGATTACTTCACTAGTCATAATCGTTCTCGAGTTGCGATTATTATCGTCGGTACTTGATATTACAGTAGCTGTTGGATTAGCATCAGACATGTATTCTGTAATTTCAGTAATATTTTCAGGTGCTAGCACGTTAGGACTAAAATCGTTATCAAGATTCATCATACAAATATAATCAACTAACTCTTCAGGAGTAATATTCTTATTTGACAGAAATGGTTTACGATATTTAGCTTCCCATACAGAAATAGCGGCTAAAGAATGTTCGAAATGAAAGATTCTCTCATTACTACGGACCTTAACGAATTTATTACTTTCTTCGTCAAACATTTCGTTTGGTTCGTATGGAATAATTTCCAACATACCACTACCTCCTTAAATACTATGATTTATGATTTTGATTTTTTTCCTCGATTGCTATTACGACGTTGTTTACTATTATCTTTAGATGCAGAAATCACTTTCATATTATTTGTTGATTTACCTTCTGCAATAATAGATTGCCAGAATTTTTGCGCAAATGCTTCTTCACTTAGGAATTTAACAAACAATTCGCCATAGGCTTCAGATGCAATAAATGCGTCACGAAAATCTTTAGTTTTAACAAAGAGTCCTTCTGTAGTACGTTGTCCAACAGCATCGTGTATGATTGATTCAAACAAGTTGAGAATTTTATCTGGATCGTTGCTCTCTAGAATGTTGCGAACATAAGTTTCCCAATCAACTTCACCAGCACGAGACAAGATACGAATAATTTCAGCTTTGTTCAAATGGAAGTAAAAGTCTTTTTCTACTTCTTTATCCTCAATAATATCATAGAATTTAATGTGTTGTTTAATCATTTTGATTTTCCTTTCTTAAATGAAACTATAGTCTATAAAGTGCTGCCTATGATCCGTATAGCAGTTCCACACCCCTATCCCACTTTATAGAATAAACTATCCGCCAATTCCGCCAAGAATAGTAATTACTTCTTGTGGAAGAGGAAGCACTGGATCAGCAGTCTCTGTACCATAAAGTTTAGTTTCAAGAGCTTTAAGTTTAGTAGCGTCTGCAGTCAATGATGAAATCACCAAGTGAGCAGATGGTTTAGCACCTGGTACATCTACAGGAAGAGTAGAGAAGTCCCATGAAAGCTCAAGAGCTTCTGGTGAATCGTTTACTGTTTGGTAATCTTGAGAAGATACACCAGCAGTAGCGTTGTACACCAAGTGAAGTTCATAGCCGTAATCCGTACCTTGAGTGTCGTTACCGATAAGAGTACGGTAAGCTAGACCAAATGGAGTGCGAGTTTGACCTGTAACACGAAGACCTTTAACCGCAGTAGCACCTCCAGCTAGAACTGAAGCAGATCCATCACACAATTCCCATTCTTTAGGATAAGTGTATGCTGAGATAGAACCTTTGAAGTTTTCTTTAGCAACAAGATTAAGGTAGATGTTATTGTTAGCGTAGATTGTAGTAGTATCACCACCGTCTGGAGATTCAGAGATTTTAGTAATACCGTTCCAACCAACACCAATTCCGTAAGTTCCATTTGTATTATTTTGCGGGAAAAGAACTACACGGTCAACACCAGTACGGTATAGACGTTCAGAAGTTTTATCCCAAACAATTTGTTTTCCAGCCATAATAGACATTCTCCTTTTTTGTATAAATAAATATTTTTAAAAATACACACGATAATATTCATGAAAAACACCGTCGATCTTTGAATTATTAATATGCTTACAATACATAAACTCTTCGAACATTTGGTCTTCTATAGAGATAGGTTTCCTAGACATATAGGTTACCATGTACGAGTGTTTAGCGTTATATACAATATTATTTGAGTACATAGTATCAGTATAATTATCAGCGACAACAATACAAGGATATGTAATACTATCATGATCTCCGGGTTGATAATAAACATCAGGTGTAATACCTTTTAACAAATTAATAAATTCACTAAGACTTCTAGCCATATATTACCCCGTATAAATATCTAGTTCTTCTTCTTTCATTTTAGCAATATCACCAAGAACCGAAGACATCCTAGGTGGATACGGGTCTGAAGATGATACTTCATACAAGTCTCCATTATACGATATATAACTAATCCTTTTTGCAGTATAAGGATTACAATTCGATAATATATAAGACATCTTAGTTTTAGATGATGATTGTAAATTTACAGAAGAACTATCAGTAAGAGTTACAAGCAAATTACTCATTGTAGCTCTTACTTTTTCCTTTTTANNATACGCATAATCATAGACCCCAGGATATGTTTCCACAGGTTTCTTAGTTCGTATATAAACAGTAATAATAGTTCTCATTTAATTTACCCATTTTGAAATTAAGTAATTATTTTACTTTTGATTCTTACCCTTGACCACCTGTTGTTCTAGATCCGCTTGGTTCAGGAGTTGTTGGAGTTTTTGAGCCTGAGTCTGTTGAAGCGTATTTAGGACCTGGTTTAGTACCATCTTTAGCACTATCTACAGTGAATGTAGGTGCATCTTTAAGTCCAGTAGTTGTGAATTTAAGAGCAGTTTCTCCAGCAGTATTAGCTTGAACGTCAGTAACATTAACTACGATAAATGATTTAGGTGTTTGAATTGCACCTGAAATACGTACTTCAGTAAGGTATTTTTGTTGGTTAAAGTCGATATCGAATTGTTCGAATGTTGCAACTTCACCACCTTTAGAAGTACCAAATACGTAGTCAGATAGATTACCAATCACGAGTGTTCCTTGAGAAAGTGGATAATAATCGATAACTTCTGTACATCCGAAATAAGCTGCAATTTGGTCATTTGTAGGAATACGGTTAGCATCTGAAGATCCACCATATAAGTAACTTCCACTAGCAGTTTTCAATGTTTTAAGTTTAGCAAGGTCAAATGGGTTGATGAACAATGATGGTGAACCAGAACCTTGGTATACAGGAAGAATCATTTGTACATCATCTACAACAGATTTCCAGTTAGCTGAAGTAACTTTAATTGTGTACAGGTCATCATCGGTAATGATTGGACGAACGTGTTCTGGATCGATGTGTTCAGGGTTCTTTTGACCATCAACAATTGCTTTACGTCCATCTCCAAGGAATGCAGCACGAACAAGTTCTTCTTGCAATTTAGCACGTTGTGTAGCTTTCTTGAATTCAATAATATCGATACCATTTTCTTCGATATCAATAATATCATCACGGTCCATACGAGTTTTACGGATTACAGTGTGTGGAGTTGTTTCACGGTAAAATACTCGTTCAATTGATTCAAGTTTTTGATTACCTTTAATATAACCGCGTGCACGAGCTTCATCTTCAGTGATGTCTGCGTAGATATTTTTAATACGAGACATAGGAGATTTACTGAACCCTGCAAGCATTTTTTCTACGTTACGTCCTACTGGGTTATAAACTTGGATACCTTTTTGTAATTTAGTTTCAGGGAACAACACATCAATATTTTGAATACCGTGTTGAAGTGTGATACCTTGTTCAGCACCAATTCCGTTATCAATAAGTACACCAGCAAGTGATGATGCACGAGAGTCAATTGCAGATTGAATAAGCATATCTACATCATCTGCATAGAATGAGTTGTATTGGTCGTATGATTGGAATGCGTTGTGTTTCATGAAATATTCTTCTCCTTCTTCAAAAGCATTATGAGCTACGCTAGCGCCATCACCAGCACCTTCACCACCTTCTCCATCTGATTCAAAACCTCCATCAGCATCAGCTTCAGCTTCAGCGTCTTCGATAGAACTTGCTTCAGTAATTACAGCAGAGACGGCTTGTACTTGGTCGTCAGTCAATGTTTCAAGCACTTTATCATCTTCATCAGAAAGTGCATCAAAACCATCTTTGAGTCCTTTTAGGACGATTTCTGCTTGATCATCGTTTAATGTATCGAGTACGTCGCCAACAGTTTTAGACATAGTATTTTCTCCTTGATCTTTATGTTGTAAAATCGTGTCTTCTAATCCAGTATAGATGATACCTGATGATTCATCAAATCTATCATCACCATCATCTGAGTGTGTTAATTTATGTTCAATCAAAGCACCTTTATTGGCACCTTTTAGAACTAGACTAACTTCATAGATTTCTCCATGAGTTACAAAGTTACCATTTTTTTGAATACGATGAGCACCAATAGACATAGCCCATAGGTCACCGTGACTAATAAGTTCTTTTGCATCTTGACCATGCTCAGTATTGTTTAAATACCCATAGCCATAGACACCTTCGCTATTGTTATGTAACATGATATGTCCAATAACGCTAGAGACAGAATTATAATTATG